GCAGATGTCCCGGTATGTTTTTTTTTTTAATGATACGGCGACCACCGAGATCTACACGTAAGGAGTCGTCGGCAGCGTCAGATGTGTATAAGAGACAGATGGAGAATGGCGCGCAACCTGCCCCGATATAAAAGGTCACGCGGGATTCCGCATTAACGCGCTAGTCAGTCCTCATGCCAACGCAGCATGGGGTAAACTAGCAACTGAGTTCCTAGCGTCAAAAAGCAGCCCGGACACGCTGCAAACTTTCGTCAATACGATCCTAGCTCAAGGCTGGCGAGAATCAGCTGATGAAGTCGAGGAATCGGAATTACAGGCTCGCGCCGAATCGTGGGGATTAGATTCAATTCCGCCGGATGTTCTTATCGTCACAGCAGGCGTGGACGTTCAGGATGACAGGCTGGAGATAACTCTAATCGGCTGGACGCGAGACGCTGCACTTATCCTTGGACACGTCGTTGTCTGGGGAAGCCCCGGCGATGACTCTACATGGGCGGAACTAGATGACGTGTTGCGAACGACATGGCCGCATCCAAACGGTGGCACTTTGCGACTGGACGCGGCGGTTATCGATTCCGGCGATGGCGGCTGGACTGAGAAAGTTTATTCTTTTTGCCGTCCCCGGTTCAATCGTAAGATTATGGCAGGTAAAGGCGTCGCCGGAACGCGTCCGCCCATTGCCCAGTCACAAAGCAAAGGAATAAAGCTGTTTTTGATTGGCGTGGACGGACTGAAATCTCAAATACTAACGCGACTGTCTCGCGGTCGCACAATCCGATTCAGCGATAGTCTGGAGACTGCATGGTACGAGCAACTGGCATCGGAGCGCCGCGTGGTTCGTTATGTCCGGGGACAGCCGGTCCGGCGCTTTGAACGGAAGCCGGGAATCCGCGCTGAAGCGTTGGATTGCGTTGTCTATGGCTTTGCAGCGCGACATCTGGTTGTCGCTAATCTAGACCGTCGAGAGGAAGAGCTAGCAACCAAAGCAGCACTGTCACCTTCCGTATCTCTAGTGGTGCGATCAAAGTGGTTAGAGCGCTAAATCGGCTTAACGTAATCGCCGACAGTGATGTCATTAAACGCTTTATCAACGGTTGACCCAACTTCTTCCGTTGTAGTTCCAAACGCTGAGAAGAGCGGGTTTTTTCTAATAATCTTTCCCTGCTGAACCTCTTTTTCATATGTTTCGAGCGTCGCTAGCTTCGCCTGAACATGGGTGACCTTTCCCCTACCGCGGACAATTTCAAGCACACCTAAGCTTTCCCCGGTATCCGGGTCTTTAATCTCTTTGCCCAATCCATATACGAGAAAACGTTGTCCCATTTGAATCCCGTCGTCACTGCCCTTATTTATTGCACAGCGATACGCATCAATAAGTTCGACAACTCTATATGGAGTAAATTCTTCAGTCATCCTATGTCCTCATCATCTGACCCGGTTTGATAACCAAGTCCTTACGGGAGATCACATCAACCCGATCAAGTAGTTCTTCGGCGCTATCTGCATCGAAAGGAATCAATTTGACCTGTGTAGTGCGGTCTTGTTGGATATTGTCTACGATACCATGACAGAGCAGCCGTTCAACTCGACCGGATTGCTGGTAAACAGAGACGGCGATTCCTATTCCCATCCATGTCCGGCTTTCTGTTATCAAGGCACCAATCGACTTTTCGAAAACAATGACAGTAGGTAAATCAGTAAAGGTATCAGCTTTTTCAAATGCGAACCAAAGCAGATACACAATAACGACCCAATGAGCTGCAAATACAAGGGACAGAGTACCATAATTGGTTCGCCAGTGCTCTCCTCCAAGCAAAAACGGAACACTCAGCAGCGCCACAATCAACGGCACAATCCACCCTAAGGGTCCGATATACTTTCTAAAATTGTTCCCTGTCATTAGAACTTAATGTCAGCAAAGAGGAAATTACGCAATCCTGTGAATGGCTTGGTCTAGAAAAAACCGGGCGGTGCTACGACACACCGCCCGGCTTCTCTGAGGACGCCGCTAGCATGGCTATGCTAGATGGACATACCGGAGCCAAGGGTGCCCACATGACCCCGGCAGCAACAACCTTAGCTTGGGTCACAATGAATATCAATATACTATTTCACTGATAATGTTTTTACTATTTCATAGATGATGTTTGTGCTAATGCTTGTGCGACTCGGAAAAGTAGAAAGGCATTACGAATGACCAATGCACTATTGGAAGCACTTGATGATCGAACGTATAGCGGCGTTCATGTCCAAAAGGCGATAGCTGCAAGCGCCGCAACTCTAACGAGACAATACATGGCTTATGGGCTTGAGTTATTCTCGCCGCAAAGCAGTCAGGGCAAAAGTCGCGAATACTGTCTCGCTGATGTAATGCAACTTTCACTAGCGATGGAATTTGGGAAAACCACAGGACGAGCGAAACGAGTCGCTTCAATCCTAAATCGTATTGCTGGTTTTGAGGGTGCCCTGTCATCAAAAATTGACGACGAAGCTGACAAACATACATCTGTGATAGTCTCGAAAAACGAAGCGAATGAAAAGCTACGGATTGCAGCTCGCCGCTCGGTTCAGTCGCTCAATCCGTTATTTTGGCAGGAATCAGACAGGCCTATTTTCATCAATATTTGGCCGGGCATTGTGGGTTTCGATATTATTGACGATGGCAATGCTCGAATGAGTGACGGCTTGTCAATAAACGCGACACGTCACCTGTCGTTTGCGCGCATAGCGTTAGCGCGGACTGTCGGGATAGCCTAAGGTGCGCTTCCCATCCCTCTCTCGAATATTCGGGCGCAATCAATCTCGTCCCGCTGCCCGTGACTTGCTCCAGCGCCGTTTTGATGCGGCGTCAGGGCAACGCGGCAATGCTGCATTCGGAAGCTACGGGCCGGAGACATTGGCAGGCAGTGCGCTAATTGCCCGCAAAGCCCGTCATGCAACCGAAAATAACGCATGGATTGCCAGCGGCGTTTCTGCTTGGACAACCGCCCTAATCGGCGCTGGCATAATGCCGACGCCGCAACATCCTGACCGCGAATTGCGACCGACGCTGCAATCTACATTTAATCGTTGGGCTGCCGATTGCGACATGGACGGGCTAACAGATTTTTACGGGCTGCAATCCGCTGTTGCTCGCTCCATGATTGTAAGTGGCGAGGCTTTCCTACAACTTGTCCAAACAGATGATGGCTTGCGGTTGCGACATATCGCACCGGAGCAAGTTGACATCGCGCAAACCGGCGAACTTTCCAACGGTGGCAGAATAGTTGCGGGCGTCGAGTTCGACTCTTTTGGACGTCGTATCGCCTATTGGATCCGCCCGGTTGATCCGACAGCCATATTTGCAGGCTATGCCCCGCCCGTGCGCGTTCCCGCTAACGATGTCTTGCATCTATTCCGCCCATTGGGGCCGGGACAGGTACGCGGCGTGTCATTCCTAGCGCCGGTTCTTATTCGGGCAGGCGAGCTTGACCAGTTGGATGATGCTCTGCTTGTTGGGGCAAAAATTGCAGCCATGTATGCCGGATTTCTGACCGATCAGAACGGCGCGGGCACAGGTTTCCCGTTTGAAGGCATGGAAATCAATTCCGTCATGGAAAGCGGCCTAGAGCCGGGGACGTTAAAGGTGCTGCCAGCCGGATTCGACATTAAATTTTCTGGCCCGCAAAACGCTCAGCAATCGGTTGAATTCGCAAAATTGCAACTGCGCGGCATTGCCGCTGGGCTGGGTATTCCCGAATATTTGCTGACCGGCGACCTATCGAATGCCAACTATTCATCGCTGCGGGCGGGGATGCTGGAGTTCCGCCGCCGCGTTGAAGCGATTCAATTTCACACGATCATACCACAAGTTCTCCGGCCTGTCTGGCAGCGCTTTGTGACAACCGCCGTGTTATCTGGGGAACTCGACGCCAGCGACTTTGAATCAAATATAGCCGACTGGTTTGCCTGCGAATGGATTCCGCCTGCGCAAGAATGGATTGACCCGAAAAAAGATGCGGAAGCAACTGCTACCATGATTGCGGCTGGCCTGACGTCACGTCGCCGCGCTGTTGCCGCTCAAGGCTATGCGGTGGAAGAACTAGATGCGGAAATCATTTCCGACAGGGAACGTGAAACTGAACTGGGCTTGGTCTTTGGCGGACAAAAGGAGTCAGCCAATGCGTGAGCCGGAATATGTAATCACAATCCAGCGCTTCGATACGGAGGAATGTCTCTATCATGGCTTCCATCGGGGCAAACTAGTCCCGTTGCTGGAGGGCCTCATCATGGATCATGCGCGCACAACCGATTCCGGCAAGCGCCTGTCCGAACCGCAACTGAAAAAGGCTTATCGTCATGGCCGAAATTGAACTGCTATTAGAAACGCGCCGTGCGCCGTTTCCCACTCCGGCCACGCTGGACATGGAATCTGGCACCGTGGAGGTTGTGCTGACAACTGGCGCGCCAGTCCAGCGGGCGGGCTATATTGAGGCGCTGGCAATCGCACCGGAAAATGTAGAGTTTGCATCACGCATTCCATTACTAGATTCACATCGTCAGACCAGCATAACGGACATTAAGGGGAATGTTAGCAACCTCCGTTTTGAACCGGGCGCGATTGTCGCAACCCTTACTATCTCCGACCCTACAGCACTTGCCGCCATTGCCCGTGGCGACGTGACCGGCGTTAGCGTCGGCTATCGCGTTAAAAACTGGACCGAAAGCCGTGACGCTGAGTCCGGCAAACGTATTCGTACCGCCACGAAATTTGAAATCGTGGAGGTCTCTCTAGTCGCGGTGCCCGCCGACATCCACGCAACTATAAGGAGTAAGCAAGTGGCAGAACAAGAAACTATTGAAGCCCCGGCGGGCAGTACGGAAATCATTTCCGATCAGCCAAACACCGCTACGCGGGCAAAAACCAATATCCAGATTCGCAGCATTGCGACGCTGGCAGGACTGGACAGCAATTTTGCCGACGGCCTGATTGACCGTGAGGCAACAGTGGAGCAAGCTCGCGCCGCTGCCTTTGCGGAATTGCAGAGTCGGAACGTAAATGTCTCGACAATCCATGTCGGTCCGTCCGGCGACGATCCCGCCGCTGTTCAAACGCGCATGGCAGAAGCTCTAGCCAGCCGTGCCACCGGGGCGGACCCAAGCGACTCTGCCCGCCAATATATGAGCCTCAGTTTATCTGATATGGCGCGTCTGTCGCTACAGCGGGCCGGACAATCAGGTGTAGCGATGCTAGGCCGTGAGGAATTGCTAACCCGCGCAATGCACACCACCAGCGATTTTCCGAACTTGCTGACCGCGACGGGCAACCGAATTCTTATGCCTGCTTATCAGGCAGCGGAATCTCCGCTCAAAAAATTGGCGCGGCAACGCACGTCCGATGATTTCAGACCGATGTCACTTATCAAACTAGGTGAGTTCGGCAAGCTCCAGAAAGTCACAGAGTCGGGCGAAATCAAAGCACTCAGTACCGGGGAAGCGACGGAAGGCTATTCGCTGGAAACCTTTGGCGGAATGTTCAACCTGTCGCGTAAGGCGATCATCAATGATGACCTAGGTGCTTTTGCCCGTTGGGCCGCAATGATGGGAACCGCCGCTGCCGAAACGGAAGCCGATCAACTTATTGACCTGCTAACCGTTAGCACTGGAGCGGGGCCGATCATGGGTGATGGAACGCGATTATTCCATGCCGATCATGGCAACCTTGCTGCGGCGGGCGCTGCGCCGGACGTAGACACATTGTCTACTGCCCGGCTGGCGCTTAGGCGGCAAACGGGGCTTGATGGTGAATCGCCGATCAGCGCAACGCCAAAATATATTCTGGTCCCGCCAGAACTGGAAACCGATGTCGAAAAGCTGTTGGCGACACTGGCCGCTGCCAAGGTTGACGATCAGAATCCGTTCTCCGGTAAGCTCACAATGCTTGTCGAACCGCGTTTGACCGCTGACGATTGGTATGTTTTTGCGGACCCGGCTGCTTTGCCTGTTCTCGAATATGCTTATCTGTCATCCGCTCAAGGTCCACAGCTTGCCAGCCGTGATGGCTGGGAGGTTCTAGGCCGGGAGTTCCGCGTTGTTCTCGACTTTGGGTGTGGCGCGGTTGATTGGCGCGGTGCCTATCGCAATCCCGGAGCGGATGAACTGTAATGGCAACTTTGGCTGATCTCCAGAAATGGCGGGAAGAGCTATTTAAGGCGCGCTTGGAAGGCGTTCGGTCCTTCCGGGACCAGAATGGCGAACAGGTTGACTATTCATCTGACCGGGAAATGGCAGCGGCTCTTGCGGCCGTGGACCGGGAGATTGACTCGCTAATTGTTGGACCGCCGCCAAAATCTATCATTTTCCGAACAAGCAAAGGACTTTGAATCATGAAAAACTATGTTCAACCGGGCAATACGCTCACTCTGACCGCTCCGGCGGCTATCATTTCCGGTGATGTCGTCATAGTCGGCTCAATCATCGGCATTGCAAATGGTGACGCAGAAAATGCCGCGCCCGTGGATGTTGATACTGTTGGCATATTTCGTCTGTCCAAAGTGGCGGCTCTTGCGATTGCGGAAGGCGATACCGTTTATTGGGATTCAGCAATCAAACTGGTCACAAAAACTGTCAGCGGCAATACGAAACTGGGAGTAGCGACGGAAGCCGCTGCCAATCCCAGCGCGGATGTTACCGTGCGTTTGAACGGCGCATTTTAAGGTCGAAGTGATGGCCGATATCTCTCAAATGCCAAAGCTACTGCCCGAGAGGCAGGCAGCCGCGCATTTGGGAATGTCGGCTGACACTTTGCGCCGAATCCGTAGCCGTGGTGAAATCGGTTTCTATCGCGTGGGTGGACGCCCGCGATATACCGAAAGCCACATTCTTGAATATCTAAACAGAAATGAGGTTGCGCCGTGCCCAAGCAATCAGACGAAAGAAAATTCCAAATCGGAGAATATTGGCTTAGCCAAAGGGGCAACAGCCCTAACTGGTGCCGGACATGGTTCGATTCCGAAACGCGACAGACTTGCAGAACATCACTCGGCACTGACGATCTTGAATCCGCAAAGCTCGCGCTCGCACAATGGGTAACATTGCACGGAAGGCGTGACCGGGTAGAACCGCATGACGCTACTCTAGCGACTGTTGCAGCCAGATATTATGAAAAACACGGCAAGTATGTCCGCTCCAGCGGAGTCCAGCGCCGAAACCTCGCGATAATATTGGAAACTGTGCCAGCGGGCATCGCCGTGGGGGAGTTTACTTTGGAACGTCAAATGGAAGTTGCCCGCAAGCTAAGAGGCAACGGCTATGAACTTGGCACGATCAAGCGGGCAATGGGCAGCATCAAAGCCGCCGTGAACTATGCTTGGAAAAACGGTGAGCTAGACCGCCCTATTCCTTTTGCCACGCTGCCTGACGGACAGCCACGCGAACGCATTATGTCGATTGATGAACTTGCCGCCCTCTGGGATGCGACCGCCCAGCCCCATTTACAGATGTTCATTATACTGTTGCTTGGCACCGCTGCGCGACCGGAAGCCATTTTGCAACTGACTCGATTCCAGTGCGATCTGGCACGGGGCATTATTGATCTGAATCCACCGGGACGCGATCAGACAAAAAAGCGACGCCCAGTCGTTCCTATGGCAGACTTTCTAGCGCCGTGGATTCAATCAGCGCAAGGCCCGCTAGTCCAATGGCACGGCAAGCCGATCAAGAAAATCAATAAGACATGGCGCACAATCCGGGAGGCCGCTAGCCTCAGTGATGACGTTGTGCCTTATACTATCCGGCACACCGTCGCGACAGAGTTGCGCGCACGAGGAGTCCCGGAACTCGAAATTGCCGGGATACTCGGGCACTCAATGCCGAACTATCGCACAACTGGGCGCTATGCAAAATATGCGCCGGACTACCTCGGCAAGGCCCGTGAAGCGCTTGATGCTCTAGCGGATGAAGTCGGTCGGGCAGCATCACGCCCGATCATCCCTGATAACCTGCGTGTTAGTAGCGTGTCAGCATACGCGAACCCGACCCTTGGGTCCGGTTCTAAGTCTATTGATTTTATTGGAAAAACTGGAGCGGGCGAAGAGATTCG